TTAGCACTATGGAGATTGTCTAAATCATCTGAGGAGATTGAAGCAACTGAATCAGATAAGTTTTGTGACAGCCATTGTGTATGGACTGACCACCACCCTGAGTGCAAACACGCAAAGTATAGGAGATAGTAATGAACAATGAACCAGTAGCGTGGATGTTTGAAAAAGATGGTGCATATATGTGCATTAAACACGACAACAAAGTTAATTATGATGGCGGTATTCCACTCTACACCCATCCAGCAAAAGAACTACACCTATCACTTCAAAAAAGTAAAGAAACAGGTGAACTATTAGCCGTTACTTATACAGATGACGAACATAGGATTGTTGAAGTGTTATGGCAAAAACCACCAGCAAAAACACTAACAGACTTTGAAATCAGAGGTGTTATGGCTTTAGACGAATGTTGGGTTGGTGAAGATTGCAGTATCCCTAATATGATTGCGTTTGCTAGAGCAATACTAAGAAAGGCACAAAATGAACTTTTTATCTAAATTATTTTATAAATCAACACAGCCAATCACTAAAAAAGTTGTTACTTGCTCAAAACACGGCATTGTTAATAATTTTCCAATTGTAGTAGGAAGCAAATATTACGATGTTTGCTGGGATTGCATAGGTGAGTTTGGTTCACAATATTGCACAGTCGAAACTATTACGATTAAGGCACAAGAGAAATGAACGTACAAAGGTTAATAGAAACATACAACACCTATGAAGAACCACAAGACTGGGCAGAACAAGCTAAAGAGGCGTTGTGGCAATTACAAAATGCTTTAGAACAAGAAACCACTATGCTACGCCAGCAACAAACTGAAATAGAGGCGTTGAATAGAGAGTTATTGCGCTATAAATCAAATGGAGAAATGGGTTATGCAAATGAACTTTATAAACTGGGTATTTGATGGAAGTTTTAAATGGTGGTTACTTGGTGCGGTTATTGTTTATATCATTGCTAGATATAGTTAAGGAAGAGAAATGACCACTTTTACTACAGAAGATAGAGTAGCTGTTCAACAAGGTACGGCAGAGTGGCATCAGCTTCGTCTGGGCAAAGTTACGGCTTCTAGAGTAGCCGACATATTGGCTAAGACTAAAACAGGGCCATCCGCTTCAAGGCAGAATTACCTTATTGAATTAGCCTTACAGCGCACTACAGGCATCATCCAAGAATCTTACTCCAATGCAGCAATGGAATGGGGTACACAAACAGAACCACAAGCAAGGGTAGCTTATGAAGTCACTACCAATAATTTTGTTGATCAAGTCGCTTTCGTTGACCATCCTAGTATTGCTTGGTTTGGTTGTAGCCCTGATGGGCTTGTGTCTGATAGGGGCCTTGTGGAAATTAAGTGTCCTAATAGCGCAACTCATTGGGAATATTTCAAAGCTAAAAAAGCACCTAACAAATATGTTATCCAAATGCAAGCGCAAATGGCTGTAACTGGTAGGGATTGGTGCGACTTTATTAGTTTTGATCCAAGGATGCCTGATCGTAGCCAGCTATTGATCGTAAATGTACCCAGAGATCCTGAGTTCATATTGTTTATGGAAGCAGAAATTAAGCAGTTTTTGAGTGAAGTAGAAGTGGAAGTAAATTTGATGAAGGGAAATTAAATGGCTATTAAATGGTATGTAAAAGCTCCAGTTTCAGAGTATGTAGCTCAAGATGGCACAAGCAAAAAACGATATGCTACAGTTGGAATTGTGACTGAAACTAAAAAAGGCGATCTGATGTTAAAGCTGGAAATGATTCCTCTTTTGGGCCTTAAAGAAGGTTCGTTCTGGGCTTATCTCAATGTTCCAGAGGAAAAAACAGAAGGTAACGCTAAACCAACTAACTTGGCTGATCTTGAATCTGATATTCCATTCTAAGGAAAAATAATGAAAAAGTTAATCGGAGTTTTATTTGCTTTTATTGCAGTTACAGCTTATGGTCAGCAACAAGTAATTACTTGTAAAACCCCTGCTGGAGCTGTATTTGTTTATTCAGGCTATTCTTGCCCACCTGGATCAATCAGAGTTTTTTAAGGAGGCCGTATGAATCATCATATTTGGACTGCAAGTGGTACTGACATTACTTTGCGCTGGAGAAAAGCTGGATGGGTTCCTCCATCTGAGATTCAGTCATACAAAGACAAATGGAAATACTTTCAAGAGCTTCCATTGCGTTCTTTAGATGCTCAAGGCAAAATTGAGTATGAAGGTACTCTTAAACTTAATAAAATTTTTAGGATTAAATAATGGCAACTAAAAAACTAACAGTAAAAGAACCAGCCATTAAAGAAAAGTCTGGAAAAGTTATTGTGGCTAAGTCAAAAGCTTACAGCCATGATGAGCTTAAAAAGATGGCTGGTAAAGCTGCCAAAGGCGCAAAGCATGAATTTGAGCTTTCTAATGGCAGAATTGTTACTCGTAAAGTAGCAGCAAAAGTAGCTGAAAAAGCTGGAGAAGTTCCTAAGTCTGTAGGAAAAAAACTACATTCTCATGATCTTCGTAGAGCTGAAGGCATTAAAAAGAAAAAAATGTAATGAGTAATGACGAGGCCATGATTTTCAATGCAATCGTAATGATTGGCTTCGCCTTTATTATTTGGTATTTAATCGGAAAAGATAATGACAAGTGAAGATATACCTTTTGCTGGAAACGTGAAAGTTCCATCAGATGATTGTGAAGAAGCATTTTTTGCTGTTTATCCTGATTTCTTTTATGAAGGATCTACAGCTCTTAATCTGTGGACTCAAGCCTGGCAAGCAGCTTTAGACCATGTTGAGAACAAAAAACCTTTAATTCAGCTTATATGACAAAAAAGCCCAAAAGAAGTAAACATGAGCAAGAAGCAATGGCTGAATATTTAACTAAAAAATTTGCTGAGATTGATGCTCAACAAGAGTTAATTCCAGTAGTGATGCAAAGAGGTGAATGGGAAGCTCTTAAATACACAATAGAGCTTGCCCTTAACCTTAAACATAAAAAACGATTACATCGCTAAAATATCCATTGCTTTATGAGTTTTGTCTATTCTGTCTTGCAGACCCAAAAGGCCACCATTTATACGTTTAGTCATGGTTTCCCAGTCCTCAATATCAGCCAAGGAATTAAGGTTTTTCTTATTGAAGAACCAGCCAGCAGACATACAAGCCCATTCAGGCTCTAATAGAAGCTCTGGTTGCGTTATAAATGGCTGACTTAGGGCTTGTCCACATACTGTGTAATTTGAACGCCCTGTGAGCTGTATAACGCCTCTACCATGATATTTCCATCCATCGCCATCTTCAGTATTGCCAAGATCAGCTCTACCGCCATAAACCTTGTTTGCAATAGCTTGTGGATTGTTTGCGTATTTCTCAGCAGTTGCATCATCAGGAAAACGAGAAGGCCAAACTCTCATCAAAGCACCAGCAGAATAATGAAGGTTTTCTTCTAAAGTTTTAAAGTTGCTTGATTCATGCTGGCATTGACCAATAAAGGCTGCTTGGCGTTTTGAGGTATCTATGCCATATTTGACAAAAGTATCGTTTAAAGGTTTTAGCCATTTAAGATCAATTCCAAGGGCTTGTAATTGCATTTCTGTCATTTAGCTATATTTCCACCAACAGGATAAGTTGCCCCTTCAGGAGCTTGAGTAAATGCTGTTTCACCTTGTTTTATATGATCACCATTCCAAGGGCTTTCCATAATAGGGCCATAACAACTAGCTAATTTCACCCCATTTACCTTTTGAGCTTGAATATCACAAGGAAAGCTCCACATATTGCTCATGCCTGTAGTAGAAGTATTACCTACAGTAAATGATCTAAATTGAGCTTGAACTGTATTCCAACTAGGGGATTGAGGATAAGAAGTTACAGGAGGAATTCCAAATAATGACCAAACTTTGCTAGGCTTTGAATTACAAGAACCATTCATTAAATCCATATTGGCAATAGCAGCACCATTAAGAATAGGGCAAACTGCCATACCTTCTTTAAAAACTTTACCATTAACAGTCATGGTTTTGCCTGTTGGAGTTGTGCTTGATGCAGCGCATAAAGCATATTCACCATTACAAATAACTAAAGTATGAGCTTGTGCATTAAAAGTAAATAAAGCTAATAAAAATAATAATTTTTTCATTTTGTAACCTCATCATACTGTTTGTAACAAGCATCAAGCCCAACTCTTATTTGGTCTGCTCTGGAAGCTTCCCTGATAAGAAATTCTGCATCCTCGGCAAAAAGGGCTGTCCCAGTTCCACTTTGTCCAACTGCGGTTTGGTCGGTACGACTGGTGCGCTTGTGCAACTCACTAATAGCATCGACAAGCTGAGAATTAATAGCGTTAATTTGATCATCTTTTTCTGTCCTTATTTTGTCTGCATCGGCTTGGTATTGATGTTCTTTTTCTCGAATAGCTTTTTCTTGAGATGCTTGTTCGTGCTGGCAACCACTTACAAAGCCACCGCAAAACAAACTGATAGCGACCATTGCGTAGATTGCATAGAGATTTAAACCAAACATTATTTAAAACCGCTTATTCTTGGAGAGAACGCAAAAGTGGCTTGATAACTTTCTGTTGGAGGAGTATGTAAAGTGCCTCTGATATTCCAGCCAAGATTAAGATAAAAGCAGCGAGAGAACCCAATAGGAATAATCCAAACAAACTGAAAAAGTCCAGCACATTGAACGAAACACCAGCCAGCCACCGCATTGTCATTATCCTTTATGTTGTCATTGCCATGAAGCACAGGTTTGTTTTCAATAATGTTAATGTATTTCAAGCATACAGAATAAGCAGGATTGCGCCAAAGCCATTTAACTTTTGACCAATAGCTAGGTGAGTTTAGGCTTTGAAAAGTAGCATCGCCATCTAAAGTATTGTCAGGGGTCATAA